TTATTGGGTCCCGGTAGGATTGAGGAAATAAGCACCGTCCTTCCAGTTTCTATTTTCCTCAAGCCATACTAACATTTTTCCCATGCAACCAAATCTAGCTGCTAATCCTGAAAGATAAATGAATCCAACTTGTCCATCAGTTTCTCTTAACAAGATTGTTCTTTTGCCTATCGGCTGTATTCCCTTAACGATGTAAGCAGTTGTTTGGCCAATTACAATTGTGTCAATAATTTTGCCGCATTCCATTAGCATGGCATGGGCAAAACTCTTGTCAATAGTAGGAAAATGTTCATCCATTAGGCCGCCTCCATTTCGATATCCAATGCTTTCGTTTCTCCTGTTTCTATCATTAAATCAAACATTGGTGTTGAGGAAGGCATCCTCATAATAGTTGTGTCGGATTCTTCGGCTGATATACACCAACCAATAGTCATCAATTCTCTTTCCACGCCCATTCCGTGTTTTTCCGCGGCTAAACAAAAGCAATGAATAGCCTCTCTAATAGCTACTTCAGCGTCAGCTTCATCCAGAGCGTAAGTTATTAACCCTCCCAGCATAGGCATTCTGGTAAGGATTTTTCCATCCTCACTGTGTTCGTTCCAAGCGGGCATGATAACTTTAATAGAAGAAAGTGTTCCTGACTTCCTAGTAACTTCGATTATTGTCTCAGTTGTCGTAACCATGTGTTAATTATAATTAAAATTTTGTTTGTAACAAAACAAGCCTCCACTTCAATAGTTTTGGCCTTTAAAAATTGTTTGTACTACACAAACATACAAACGAAACCGATAATACCAAATAATGTTTTTGTCACAATATTTATGCGGTGAATTACCTGACGAGATTCTTAACTGAGTTGTATTGTGCAATACAAATGTGTCTATTAGCTAATAGTAAGCTCTCAGTTGAATTATCTTTAGATGTATAAGTCAATATCAATGTAAATGTAAATAACACGTTAAAAACGATTTAAATCGAAATTTAATAAAACCGGAGCGACACCGACAGAACGTTGATTATGACAAATATGTGACAAAACATGATGTTTTCTTGAAACATTTGTTTCGTATTTGCAACAATTATTTTTCCTTATTTGTCAACATTCTAACATTCTGTTTAACTGCGGTTAACTCTGCCTTCATTACTTCGATCTCAGCTCTTAAGTCTCTAATATTTGTGATCAGGCTATCTGATTCTTTCGCTTGCACAATGGATGAGTCATTTGCCAGAATGTAAGAAGGAGAGATGTTTTTACTGATAAACAAATTCTTTAGAACACCGAATGTTATTTCTTTTGTTCCCTTTTCCATTCTGGAGATCATAGATTGATCAACACCGGCGGCGCTAGCAAAATCTGCCTGGTTAAGCTTTAAGTGCTTCCTTGCTATACCTAATCGTTTGGCTGCAAGTTGGTCGATAATTGGGGATTTGAGTGGCATGACTTACTTTGTTCGTGATTCTTTAATTTCTGCTTCTTTTGCAGATATTTTATGGTCGATATCCGGAGGGCAATTTTCAAATTTGTACGTCTTTTTTTCGATATCAATTATAAGCTCGCATGTCGAATTTTTAATTTCATTTGATAATTCATCGCCGAACGCACTATATATTGCGGCGGCATATGCATTTCTTGTTATTTCTGGTAGTTCGTTGTCTAGAAATCCTTTTATTGTTGTCATTGCAAGTTGTTTTTTTGATATTATTTAATTTAAAGTGTTTGATTTATTGCGCATCTTGATTATCGATTTGCTTAAAAAATATCTCCATATCCCTCAGGTAATCTATTATTGTTATATCTCCAGCTTCTTTTTTTATTCTTAAATCGTCAATTTTGTATAAAAACTCAGAAGATCCTTCAAATTTTGGCTTATTGATCTCCAAAAGTGTAATCTTAAGAATAATGTATTTATTTACTAATTCTTCGAAATCTCTTCTAACAAAATATAGCGTATTTTGATAGCGTTTTATTTTTTCATCTATCTCTTGTCTATATTGAACTAGCTCGGAGCTTTTCGATTCGTAATCAGCTTTATCTTTGAATGCTTGATCTAGCTCTTTTCTAATTTCGATTTTAGATAATGTAATCTTTTTAAATTGCGTGATTATGATAAAAAACATAACAACCTCAACCAATCCTATTGAGATAACGAATATTAATGGCACATTAGTTTCCATGATTACTTCATATACAGGGTATTCTTTTTGTGTTTTTTAAGATGATCCCAATTTTTACTCTTTATTACAAGCCATTTTAATATCTACCGTGGTCTTGTCGTTTCCTGTGCCAACTGTTGTCGTTCTGGTAACCCCTTTTGCGTAAGCATCCATTTCGTCTTGAGTTTTATCGCAATGGGATGAGGTCTCAGTTTTAGTTTTAGATTCTTCATATTGAGTAGTTGTAGTGTTCATTAAACACTTCCAGCATTGTTTTTTCTCGCAGCTTAATAAAGCCGTAGAAGCAATTAAGAGAGTAAAAATTTTAAGTTTCATTTGCGTTAATTTTATATTTATTATCTGGTTTTTTCTAATATCTGAACAACACTAAATATTTGTTCTACATCATCCAGATGAAGATCTTCATCTTCATATTCTGGATTCAATGAATGGATGGTAATAATTCCATTCTCAACATCATGTTTTGATATCTCCTTAATCAAAATTCCTTCCGTCTTGTGAACTATTACCCAGTATGAATAATTATGCGTGTGTAACTTGTATGCCCATTGATGTTTACTCAGAGATCTTCCAATTGCAATTCTACCCGGAAAGATGCTCCTCTTCGCCATTTCCATACTTTCAAAGTTCACCATGCTCTCACCAACTACTTCAAATCCCAGGTATTCACTTTTGTGTTGCTGATCAACCGGTATAATTACATAATCAAAATCTTCATAAAATTCAGGATCCGCAAATCCAAGTCTATATCCAGCTTGCGCTTTATGTGGTACTACTGATACTTTCATTCCTATTGATCCGTCGGCTGCGTATAAAAATCTACTGTGTGGGTTATCTGGGTTTACGTCCTCTTCTGTTGGAAATAGGCTAATTGGTTTTGCTTCTAAGCGCGGGTTTGGCTTTCTAAGGCCAAATATCTGCTCTTCTGTAGTATTGAATTTTGACAATATAGTATTTACTGTTTCTCTTGACAAATTTCCTGATTTGAAGTATTGGTAAATGTTTTGCCTCGAAACACCTAATATTTCAGATGCTTTTTGCACAGAAATATCCTGTTTGACAAGGTATTGTTTAAATTTATTTCCCTGATAATCAGTCATTTAAGTATATGTGTAAATATAATATCAATTTAATGTTGACAATGACAATAAAATATTTACATTTGTATTGTCAACACAACAAAGGTAAATATAACTAATCATCAAGCAATAACCAATATTAACCAAAATGACTATCACACATAAAAATATCATACAGGGATTATATACCAAAGGAGTTGAATTTCTTGCGGTAGACAAAAACAAGGTTGAAGCGCTTCATGATAGAAGAGTGCTAAAATTTAGTGAATTGCCAATGTTTGCTTATAAGACTATCAAAGATCTTATGGGTAATGCTAATCCGAGTATGGACGAAATGGAAGAGTTTGTTTTTAATAGATGGGGTGGGATGGATGATGTGCTTGATATCGATGAGAACGGCAACCCTAGCGATCCCGAATACCTGAGTGATTTTGCGCCGGCTTATTTCGATAACGGCAAAAGAATCAGTGATGCGGAAATGAGGGTATTGAGCATCATTCATCTGGAAGACAAGGTTATCGCAGAGAGGTTATTTCTGTCACCTAACACTGTACATAGACACTTTCAGTCGATGTTTATTAACTCAGGAATATCTTTCATGATAGGTCAAAACAAAAGAAATGTACTTGCCTTATGGGCATCAAAAAAAGGTATCATATAATGAAAAAGTCAAAACTTAAAATCGTTACACCACCGCAAACCAAGTTTGTTTGGCTGGATGAGCTTTCAGAAGTAGAGAACGGCAGCTTTTTAAGGACAATGCCCGAATACAGAACTGCAATTGCTCCTGTTATCAGCCGGGAAATGAAAATAAAGTTTCCTGATAGGAGATATAGAACTGATTTAAAAACAGAACCTGGATTTCTATTGGTTCATAGACTTGCTTAGTTATGGAAGTGATAACAATTGAATCGGAAGCGTTCATCAAACTACAACAGATGTACGTTGAATCGCAAAAGGCCTTATTGGATATGGCTAAAAAGCCCAAAATAAACACTGAGGTGTGGTTGGACATTAAACAAGTTTCAGAGATGACCAGGTATCATAAAAACACCATCCTTGCCAGAAAAGATGAAATCGGATACAGGACAATTGGAAGGGATTTACACTTCAAATTGTCAGCGGTGGAAAAGTGGATGGAAAAATATTATAGGGGTCCAAGAAATTAAAAAGCCAGGTACAGCAATACCTGGCCCGATGATCATTAATGCGAACATTAAAAATCAAGAACATGGCAAATTTAACTAAAACAGCAATCCAAACCAAAAAAAGAAACTGTCACTGTTGCGGAAAGCAAATCAGTATTGATAATTGCTACAGGCAGGCAGGGATTTCATTCTGTGATCAATCATGCTTTAATGATGATCAAAAGTACAGAGTAAACAAATGGGAGGTAAGATCATGATAGCTCTAACAAATCCAAAACACTTAACCGCTTGCACAAAGCATGATTTCATTAATATGGAATTGGGATTGCGTGAATCAATGGAAGTTTATATCAGGAGACAGTTCGACGCTGCTCTGATTGATTCCACAGCGCTTGGGGCAATAGAGCTTGCGATTAAAAATGGATTCTCTGATCTAGCGAATGAAATGATTCAGGATTTATACGCTGAGACTGGACAGATTGCCTTAGCTCCGTTCAATTTTTCATCCCTTCAAGATTTGAACTCATGAGCATGTTGCATAAAGGGTTAGAATATCTGACCGCAAGGATTTCATTCCTTAAAGGAGAAGTAAGATTGATTAACAACAAATTCGTAGTGCTTCAGCTTAAAGAAGCAATAACGGAACTGGAGCAGGCTAAAAAAGTATTCGAGGGTGGTCAATCAAGTTTAAAAGTGGAGGTGACAAATGAGAAATAGAGTAATAAACGGTGTTAATGACTTAACAGAACAAGACAAAGTCCTAGATCAATTTAAAAGGCTTCTCAAAGAGCGTCACGAGTATGACATGAATGCTTCTGTGAAACAAACCTTGAGGTTGTCAGCAAAAGATATATCGGTATTGCTTGCGGTGGCTGCCCTTGTAGCATCGATAGCAGTAACATTAGCGACGATTTGGAAATGAAAATGTCATCTAATATCGGCGATAGGATTGTGTATTTAATCCTTTTCACAGCAGCAATATTAATAGGAATATTTATTTAAAACATAAACAGCAAAACAATGAAAAATCAAGAACAAAAAGCCACTCAAGAAGTAGCAACAATTGAAAAAACAGAAAACGGTTTAACAGTAGTAGATCTTAGTGGTCAGCTACCTGATTTAGCAAAAGCAGCTGAATACCCATTTGACTTAATGGCCGACTATTGGACTCCGGAATCTAAAGGTGAAAATAAAAGAGTATTCTTTGACAAAATCGCCTCTAGAACAGTCTTAGATCAACAGACCCAACAGCAAATTGATTTGGAGTGCGCATTCTTTATCGAAAGTACTCCAGAAGGGTATAGAACAATTTCTAATGGTTCGAAAAGACTAGTTGGTGCGCTTGAGGGCCATAAAATACAACATGGCACGCCACTTCTGATCACTTTCTTAGGTAAAAAGAAAAACGCCACAAATCAGTTCCAATCAGATAACTGGTCGATACGTCCATTAATGATCGCTATTTAATTAATCCTAAATCATACAGCAATATGAACTTACAAGATATAAATATCGATGACGCCGGAGTTTTAGGTGTAGAACTTAATGGGATGGCATTCAATCCGGATGATTATCCTACGGCTCAGGAAGTAATTGAAGGAATTCTAGTTAACCAGGGCAATGATCCTGTAAAATTAAACCCGAAAGATTTGTCAATAAACGGTAGGGTGGTAGCAGACAAAATGGAGCGGTATCTCGCTGCTCCATACAATTCAAGCTCAGCGCTTAAGGAAGTGATTAAAAATCCAGCTAGTTATTTTTTCTACGTAAATGAGAAAAAGAACTTCGAGAAAAAGGATGCTTCACATTTCGAATTGGGAACGTTTTGTCACAGCGCATTTTTAGAGCCAGAATTATTTGATAAAGTCGTAGTAGAACCGGAAGCTAGCAGAACTTCGCTAGATGGTTGTGAAGTACTAGTAAGATTTTGGGAAAAACTGATCTGGGACAAATACACCTACAAAGGTGTCGCTGACAAGAAACTAAATTTAGCTATGGAAGAAGTCGATGCTGCTGGTTTGGATGTTAAGAAACTAGGTGGTATGAAAGTATACATTGAGGCGTTGAAAGAAGTCTCAGGCTTTACTGCCATCAAAGAAGGCCATAAATTAATCATAGATACCATAAAGCGTAATTATTACAGGTACGGTGGTGGAATAATTCCAATGCTTCTAAAAGGAGCGCATGTAGAGCATTCTTTCTACGGTACCGATCCAGTGACCGGTTTAGCAGTTAAAGTTCGACCAGACGCCTTTAATGTCGAAGAAAATATAGGCGTTAATGCGGTGATTAGCTTTAAAACCACTAGTGCTGAAGACATGGGTAAATTCATTTACGACAGTGCAAAGTACAAGTATGAGCTATCAGAAGGAATGTATCAGGAAGTTATGTCAAATGTTTCCGGCCGTCACTTCAATGTTACCATTATGGTCGTATTGCAAACAGTTGCTCCATATCTACCGGCAGTTTTCATTTGGGATCCTGAAGATCTAGCAAATGGTAAGTACAAATACCAATATGCCTTGGAAACAATTAGGAACTGTCAGGAAACTGGACTGTATCCAGGATTCGAATCACTTGCCGAAGCAGGTAATTACGGAATAATTAATATGAAACAACCTGATTGGGCCACTAAGTTGCTTCAACCTATAGACTTGGAGGATTAGATATGAACTTTTTAATCTATGACACAGAGACTACAGGACTGCCTAAAAAATGGACTGCTCCAATTAGTGATGTTGATAACTGGCCACGTGTAATTCAACTAGCATGGCAGCTTTGCAACTCAGAAGGCGAAGTAATAGCCGAATCAAAACGCCTGGTTAAGCCTGATGGGTGGGTAATTCCAAAAGAAAAGTTTTGGATTGACAATGGTTTTAGTACCGAAAAGAACGAGGCAGAAGGTGTTCCAATGGAGATTTTGTTAAGCTTATTTATTAATGATCTCCGTTTAAGCGGCCATTTGGTAGCACACAATATTGGATTTGACCATCCGGTTTTAGGAGCAGAAATGATCCGCTATAACATGCAGTCGGTTAACAAACCTAACAAGATATGCACAATGAGGGCAAGTACGGACTTGTTAAGGTTGCCAGGGAAATTTGGCTTTAAGTTTCCGAAACTAGAAGAGCTGCACAATTATCTGTTCAATACCGGCTTTGAAAATGCCCATGACGCTTTTGCTGATGTAAATGCCTGCCGCAAGTGTCTATTCGAATTAATTAACAGAAAAGTTATCACAATTTAAATTTTAGAATTATGCCAAAAATACCATTAAATGGATTTGTAGTGGACGTTAGTAATGTCCAATTTGTAGGGGCAAACGGTACTCCTAAACAAGAGATAGTCTTAAGAGTTCCAGCCTACAGGGATGAGTTCGGTGAACAGAAAAGTCCTGATGATCATTGGAGAATTGCTATTCTAGGTGAGAGAATTGACAAATTTAATCTGCACCAACGCCACATCGGATCAAGAGTCAAAACAGAAGTTTTCATTAATTCAAGAGAGTATGTAAGTAAAAAGGATTCTTCTACTGGTTACATGGTAAATGTCAGCCTAGCCTCCATTGAATTTGTTGCAGCTTCTGCGAATAACCATCAAAAAGCTACAGCTGCTCAACCTGATGCTGTTTTAAATGAACCAGTTTATCAAGCGAATAGAGCTGGAGAAGAAGAAGATTTACCTTTTTAATCAACTAATATGAAATCAATTTTTCTAGAAAAACCACTCGAGGATAGAATCAAGGCTCTTGAAGAGCACGCTGTGAAAGTAGTTCCAAAATTCTCATGGGATAAAAAATTAGATGAGACTGATTTGGAAAATTTCAGGATTCAATTTGCCGAAAAGAATATCGAATTGACCCATTTGCAAGATGATCTTAAATCATATATGCAAATCGCTAAAGCGGGGATGAAGCCAGTGCAGGAAGACATTCACAAACTTCAAACTGCTATCGAGCATCGAGAACTAAATATTGTTGAAACGGTTTATTGTCTTCCGGATCAGATAGGCGGCGAAATGGAATACTACAATGATGAAGGTCTGTGCGTGTACTCTAGGCCTCTCAGGCCAGAAGAAAGACAGTTTACTATACGTCCGTCAGCTAGGACTTCTTAAGAGGCTGTTTTGACCCGCCACCGAGGGGTTAAATATTGGTGGACCTGGGGAAGTGACTGAATGGTTAGGTGAAGTGGAGATTAAATTGTAAAGCACATGAAAACATAAAGCGGACGCGCCTGAACCCATGAACAAGCTGACTTGGTCTTAACACTTATGCGGGTTCGAATCCTGTCTTCTCCACCAAATGATTGCATACTTAAAAGAAAACGTGTACAGCCATTTTAAAAATGGCCAGAAGGATTATCACCAGTACGGTAATGCTGGCGACAAAGTGAAGGTAATTTCGGATAGGGGCAATGTATTAATAGTCGAAACGGAATCTGGCGCCAGATATCCCGCAGAAAGTGAAAAAGTAATTAGAACCAATAAAACTGAAGATGCCAAATTATGAACGAAAGTAACGATAGATCAGCAACCGGATATGCACTATCAAGAAGATGGTTTGCCTTTGCTTTCGAGACTAAAGAATGCAAGGTGCAGCACACAGCATTGTTCATGTGGATTATAGAATTAAACAACAGGCTTGGATGGAAAAAGGAGATCGGTATTCCAACAGCCGACACCATGGAAGGATTATCCATTGGGAATAAAAACACCTATTTAGATGCGCTTAGAGATATCGCAAAGTGGGGGTTTATTGAAATTGTGAAGGAATCAAAGAACCAATATCAGGCTTGTATTATTTCATTATGCCATAGCAAAAGTGAACCAGCATCAGGTACGGCATTGGATACAGCATTGATACAGCACGAGGTACAGCATCGATACGGCACTGGGTACGGCATTGGTGTCAGCATTGACGACAGCATTGGGTTCAGCATTGATACCATAGATAAACCAATAAACAAAGAAACAAGTAAACAAATAAACCAAGAAACAATAAAAGCCGATTCGCCTAAAGTCGAATCTGTGACTGTGATTGAAGAATTGAATTTTTCATTTCAGGAGTTCTGGGATTTGTATGATAAAAAAGTTGGTAAAAAAGATAAGCTCGAAAAAAAATGGAAAAACCTAAAACCGGATGAACGGCGAAAGGCGATGGAATATTTGCCGGGTTATTTGAAAGCCCAACCGAAAAAACAATTCAGGAAAAATCCTGAAACTTTTTTAAACAATGAATCCTGGAATGACGAATTAATTAACGAAAACAATGGAATTACAAAAAGCACATCAGCAACAATTGAGCAAAGACAAGCCGAAAGAGATGGTTTGGGTGAACTCGCCAATGGAGTGCTTGCAAAGATTGCAGCCCAATACAGCTCTTGATGTGCTTAAAAGTGAGTCTCCTTCGTTTTCGTTGCTAGCTTCAAAATTAGGGGAACATGGTCAAGTTGCGGTAAAAGCAATAATGACACTTCAGGTGAATGATTTGGTTGATTTTTTCAATATCGGAAAAACCATGACAGCTTCTCAGGTTGCTAATACTGTAAATTTCTTAGCCAAAAAGTGTTTTCAATACAAACCTGATGATCTAAAATTATGCTTTGATCGTGCAAAACAGGGCGACTATGGGATTGTTTATGACAGAATTGATGGCCAGGTGATATTGACATGGTGGGACATGTATTTGTTTGAACGTGATGACGAAATAGAACATTTCCGGATTGAAGAAAAGGTAATTGCTGAAAACGTACAGCCCGAATTGTATGTGCAAACCGAGGATATAGATCCTAAAGATTTGCCAGTGCCAATGCCTGATTATGTCAAAAATATAATCCATGAGATAGCTGTTAAAAAGATATTACCATCTAAGCAGGTCGAAAAAACAGAAGATCAGATAATAATTGACGGTTTTATTGCTGATTTCAATGAATTACATAGAATCTCTGGCCAATCAAGTGGAGTGAAGTATGTGTCGATTTATGGCGCTCCCGGTAAGACAATGGATTATCAAGAATACTTTGAATACAGGGTGTTGGAATACGAAACAGGATATACGATTGAACAGTGTGTAGCGGAATTGAAAAGAATGCACGAAGCTAAGCTCAAAAGAATTCAAGAATTAAAAAGGAAAATTAAATAATGTTTAACCCAGGCGGGGTGTAAAAAAGCTTTGATCGGCGTCAGTCGCCCCGCCTTAAATTTTGCAACATGAAACAGGATAAGATACAAGAGACATTGATTTTTAATATTAAGTCTGGCAGAAAAGTTAACGGACTTGCTCAAAAGGATCTTGCAAAGGTATTGGACGTTAAACTTTGTAAAGTTGGTTCTTGGGAGGATGGAAGAGCGATGCCATCGCTGGAGATGATTATCAAACTGTCTGATTTTTTCGGCTACGATATGCGAGCTATGATAACCCAGCCTATTAACAATGGAGGAATAATGTAATGTCAATTATTGACGACTATATCACTAAAAACAGGGATTTTCTAAGTGATGCAGAAATGTCAAGGGAATTAGGCTTAAGTGCCCATTGGATTGCACATCGTAGAACAATAATTAATCGATTTGTGCCACCTAAGTCTACAACTATAACGCTATCGGATGAGGCAGTTGCACTTATCCACTTAATCGAAGTAAGAAAAACAGGCTGGGCCGTCGACGTTGCCAAAGAACGATTGAACGACTTGGCCAAAGTAATTAACAAATCTTAAAAACTAAATATTATGAATGACCAACTAAAAATCAGCAATCAAGAGAGAGAAATTAAATATCTGAAAAGCCAACAAGAGGAAAGTGTGAGGCTTTTAAGTATCTGCCTTAAAAATGTAGGTACAGAAACTGGGAAAGAAATTTCAACCCATTTGGCGGTGATTAAAGGCCAAAGAATCAATCCAGCAGATTGGAATTTACAGGACGTAAATGGCGGCCAAGGGTCTTGAATTATGCTAAATAGAATATTTTACATATTTATTATTGCTTTCATACTCTGGATGATTGGGGAAGCATTAAAAGTATTTAGGGAACCAACAGGAAGGGATTATAGCGGGGATGGCGCTTATCAAGGAATGACTTTTAAAAATTAAGGACTATGGAACAAACAGAGTACAAAGAATTCCTAGAAAATAAAATTGTTGTTGCTGAAAGCTTTGGCACTTCAATTTCAGAAAGCATAATTTCAGAGGTTCTTTTGTCACATCAGAAAGATATTGTCAAGTGGGCAGTAGAAGGCGGTAGACGGGCGATATTTGCAAGCTTTGGATTAGGCAAGACTATAATGCAATTAGAGATTGCCAGTATCATTATATCGATCACGAAGAGACCTTTTTTAATTGCTATGCCCCTTGCGGTAGTAGGAGAATTTAAGCGAGATAATGAGTTCTTGAAAACCGGATTAGAAGTCGAATATATAACGGATTCAGATACCATAACTGATTATACATGCAAGATTTATGTGACTAATTACGAACGGATCCGAAAAGGCGATATTGAACCTGATAAATTCGGAGGTGTATCATTTGATGAGGCTTCAGTGCTTCGTAACCTTAAAACCGAAACCGCCAATTACGTACTTAAATACTTTGGTAAGATCAATTACAGGTATGTGGCAACGGCAACACCAACTCCAAATGATTTTATAGAGATTTTGAATTATGCTGATTTCTTAGGGGTAATTGACCGTGGCCATGCCTTAACTAGATTTTTTCAACGTGACAGTACTCACGCCGGTAAGCTAACTCTTTATGAGAACAAGAAAGAAGAATTCTGGAAGTGGGTTGCAACATGGGCTGTATTTATTAATAAACCGTCTGATTTGGGTTATGATGACACTGGTTATTTACTGCCGAAAATGCACTTACATGAAATTGAGGTAGCCAATCATTCGGAAGACATTATTCAGAATAAACGCGGAGATATAGTACTATTTAAGGATGTTACTAAAAGTCTTGTTGACGTAAGTAGGGAGAAATCTGATAGTGTTGAAGTTCGTGTTCAAATGGCTAAAGATATAGTGGGAGAAAACCCATCAGATAACTGGATACTTTGGCATCATAGGGAAGCTGAACGAACTGAAATAGAAAAGCAATTTAAGGGGTATGATCTAAATTCTGTTTTTGGTTCTCAGCCAAACCAACTTAAGGAAGATTTAATCATTGATTTTTCTGAAGGTAAATATCAAATTATTTCAAGTAAACCGCAGATAGCAGGATCCGGATGTAACCTGCAGCATCATTGTAACAATATGATTTTCGTAGGAATCGACTATAAATTTAACGATTTCATTCAGGCAATACATCGTGTTTACCGGTTTAAGCAATGTAAAGAAGTACATGTATACATTCTATTCACTCAGAATGAGAGAGAAGTTCTTAAGGCCTTAAAAACGAAATGGGCCAAACACATCGAATTGCAAACCGAAATGATAAACCTGGTAAGGGAGTACGGTTTGAATAGCGATAAAATCAAAGCAGACATGAAAAGACAAATTTTCACTAAACCTCGTAGTTCACAAATCGGTGAAGCTATAGTTTTCAATAACGATACAGTTATCCAACATCAGCCAGAAAACATGGAAGATAATACTTCTGATATGATTCTCACCTCTATTCCTTTCGGTGATCATTACGAGTATTCGGATAATTACAACGATATGGGCCACAATAATGGTAATGAGGAATTCTTTAAACAAATGGACTTTTTAACGCCCAATTTATTAAGGACCTTAAAGCCTGGCCGCATTGCCGCAATCCATGTTAAAGACAGGATTCGATATTCTTATCAAAATGGCACTTCTTTTACTACAATAGATGATTTTAGCGGAAAAACAGTTGCTCACTTTGTAAAACATGGTTTTTACCTTATCGGAAAAATCACAGTTACCACCGATGTAGTTCGTGAGAACAATTCTACTTATCGTCTAGGCTGGTCGGAACAGTGCAAAGATGCCTCTAAAATGGGTGTAGGACTGCCAGAATATATTTTACTTTTCCGGAAGGCGCCAAGCGAAACGAATAATGCTTATGCCGATCAGCCAGTTACTAAATCGAAGATTGATTATGATATCGCACGATGGCAGTTAGATGCACATGCTTACTGGAAAAGTGATGGCAATAGATTTCTTACTGGTGATGAGCTCCAAAAATCAGATTTCAAACGTATCGTTAACCATTGGAAGAGATATAACCTTGAGAACATCTATAATTTTTCAGAGCATTTGAATATCTGCAAAGAACTCGAAAAGCAGGATAAGCTTTCACGATTATTCATGACGCTGCCTACTCATTCAAATCAGGAATTAGTATGGACTGATATCAATCGAATGAACACGTTAAACACAAATCAGGCCAACAGGAAAAAGGAAAAGCATATTTGCCCGCTTCAGCTTGATATCATTGAAAGATTGATAAACAGATTCACAATGCCGGGTGAAGTCGTTGACGATCCTTTTGGAGGATTGTTTTCTACAGCTTATAAGGCATTAGAGATGGGGAGGGGGGCAATATCATGTGAACTCAATCCAGAGTATTATAATGATGGTCTATTTTATCTTAAATCGATTGAGTATAAAATTAATGTTCCAACACTTTTTGATTTATTAAAAGAACCAGCATAGATATGAAAAGTAAAAATGATGAGATTATGAAACGATTTATATCATTCAGTGGAGGAGTAGAAAGTACAACTATGTGTTTATTGTACGGTAAAGGCGCAATAGCACTTGTGTCGGATACTGGCGATGAAGAGCCGGAAATGTATGATCGATGGGACTTTGTTGAGAATGCTATGAAAATTATTCATGACGGAGACTTTGAAATGGTCAGAATAAAACCATCAGTGAAGCATAAAGGAGTTGTATATCACACTTTAGATGATTTGTCATTAGCGTACGGGATATTTCCAGGTACCATGAGAAGATGGTGTACCAAATACCTAAAAATACAGGCTATTGATAATTATCTAAAAAATCAAGGCGAATGTGAATTAATGATTGGTTTGAATGCTGATGAAATTGACATGAGAGAAGGTAACCAGTCGACTCTGAAAAATGTAAGCTATACAACTCCATTGGTCGAAGATGGTTATACGCGTAAGGACTGCATTGATCATTTACATGAATACGACCTAGAACCTAATTTTCCGCCGTATATGAAGCGTGGAGGGTGTCGGAAGTGTTTTTTCAGAGGTAAGAAAGAAGCTAAAGCTAAATATTTCTTCAATAAGGACGGTTTTCTGGAAGATCAGGCATTTGAAATTAAACTTAATGAGGATGGCACCCGGAAACTGAATAAATCTGGCTTTAAAAAGTTTTATGGTATTAACGCTGGATTTCCTGGTGGATACCAAACAGTAGTTGATGAATGCGAACAGGAAATAGCAATGTTTGGATTAGAGCAAATGAAGTCTCAATATAAAAACATCACCGAACATAAAGCGTGCGGAGTTTTCTGTCATCGTTAAACTTGAAGCAGCATGCCCCTAAAAATACTCTACGCAATAGTAATGACCGCCATAGCATGTTTGTTGATATGCTGGTTTGGGGGGAAGTAAAGACTAACATAAAACCAAAATAAAAATGAAACTAACAATTAAAGAAGCCTTAGAACAAGGATATCAACATTGCGGATATGCTGGGCATGATTACCAAATCGTAATGCAAATAGACGATTTAATACCTGATGATTTTTATTCACAACAAGGTAAAATCATGCTGTTCAGCAAGGAATTTATTACACCCACGTGTGAAGAGAATATTAAAGATTTCTTGGCTGATCATGTTCAAGAACAATGGTGGGATGAAACTAGTGATGATACAAACGATGTTAGAGATGCCATAATGGCTATTGATTTATCTGTAATATCTGAAAAGATAAATGACGCGCTAAAAGACAAGAAATATTACACAATTACTGATATAGAGCTTAAACCATGACACAAGAAATAAAAACAGATAAGTTTGAAGGGTTGCTCGTTAAGGTGCCGGAGGGACAAGTGGAAATATTTGAATATGGTTTTTCATCATATCATTTATGTATTACAGAAAATAAAGATATCCAATTGCCTGTCGGCCAATGGAAGCTAATAGGCAATCCGTTTGAGTTGAGTGATTGGCAATGGAAAGGAATTGTACCAACTCAATTCACAGGAGGCGCTTACAATTATTCAAATTATCCTCATTTAAGTGCTGGTTTATCTCTTCTAAGGTCTTTACAGGTGTATAAAGAGAATCCTTTTAAAAATGGTGAGCCATCAACAATTAATCACGAAGTGTGGTATTCAAAACAAGAATGGCAAGAAGCAGAAAAAAGAACCGGTAACTGGGTATTAATTCAAAAAATAGGATAATGGAAAACCTCATCAACCCAAAACAAAGAAAAGATCAACAGTGGGTGTGCGTGATCATAAAAAGCGGTAAAATTGATATGGTAGAGTATTATACTCTAAAATGGACCAGACAAGAAAGTATTAAGGTGATGACAACTTCTAAAAGTGGCCGACCATATGCATATACTTGGCGACAACTAAGGAAATGGGGTTGGAGATGCGTAAAAGTTAATATAACATTTGAAATTTAAAAATATGAACAACGAATCAAAGGTAAAGACAGCAGAGCTTTATGCTGCATCTGAAAAAGAAAGAGAATCATTGATTGATTGGTATAAAGATCATTCAAGTGTAGAACTGCATGACGATGGGATAAATACACTTTGTCAAATATGTCCTCCTGACGAGTATGGAGAAAATGAGGATTGCGAAGCACTTCAAAATATCATTAGGGTAATGTTCTATCGGATTACCAAATTGGAGGCTGAAAACAAGGAGTTGATGGAGGCTTTGAAGAATATTATGAACGTAAATGATAACAATCTTTCGTGGGGTACGCAACTTAGTCAAGTCGTAGAAATAGCTGGTAAAACACTATCTAAACTTAAGCCATGAAAGACACCTTAAAATTGAAAATGGCTAATATACAAGCTAATCTACATCTTCAGTCACAGAACGAATCTTTCGAAGACTTGTACCATAAATCGGTGGCCGAAAATAATCAGCTAAGGGAAGCCCTGGAAGGGTTCGTAATTTCGGTTTATAAGGGTTGTACAAAAGATCAACTTAATAGATTAAGGATTAAAGCAGAACAAGCGCTAAATAAGAAGTAACATGAAAAAATTCACTGAATTCACACTTTAAAAAAGAAAATACTTTAAAAAAATATAAATAAGCACTCCTAAAGCAAGGCCTATCAATCTCTTTGTTACCATTGAGCTCTCTAAAAACTTATAAAACCATTTCTGCATATCCATCATGTAAATATACCTTTTAAACACTTTAAACTATAAATTATGAAAAATCTACATGTGACATTAAAAAAGAAATGGTTTGATATGGAATCACATCCTGATCCAAAACTCCGCAAGTAGTTAATAATTTCATTAAATTAGCAGTTATGAAAGCAAGTGAATTTAGGATATGGAATATTGTCAAGTGTCCTGCCCATAATAGTGACTATAGCGAAATAACTGAATTAACTCAAGATTCATTTAGCTGTAGGAGTTTTAGAAACGGGGATGTTTTAACAGAAGGAAGCTATGATTTAAGTTTAATTGAACAAATCCCCCTCACTGAAGAATGGCTAATCAATTTCAGATTAAAACGTAAAGATGAAGACCATTTCTACTTGAAAGAAGATGATCACCAAATCCTAGTCGACATAAACACCTTCGATGTTGTGCTTGATTTCAGAGAAGAAGGCTACTATGTTACGGTTAAACATGATTTAAAATACGTTCACAAGCTGCAGAACTTTTATTTTGAATTGAACGAAACGGAATTAGAATTAAGGCAATAATTCGCATGATTAATATCGAGGATTTACATCAAAAAATTATAGATCAAATTAAGGCCTTTCATATTTATGACATTCCTGAAGGGCGTCATGATGAACTTATTGATGAGTTTTATAAAAATAATGCTGGCGAGGGAGCGTCCCTGTTGGAAAAGTTGCAATTCATATGGTCAAACCTACATTCATTTAATGCTTTTCTAAGTACAAAAGAACGATACAAACCGACCAGATTAAACACAGAGCGACAAGCGAAGTTAGAACCTGAAAGAACGGAGGAAGCAATAAAAGCATTAAATGAACTTGGGTTTGATGTTGTTGTGGTGAATAAAAATGAGATAAACTTTAGCTACAAAGGATCACTAATAAAATATTTTCCCTATTCTCAATGGGCATCAGGCAAGACTATAAATGATGGCAGAGGTTTAAATAACCTATTAAAGCAATTATCTACCTCTTCCTCGGTTTAAACTGATCATAAAACCTCTGCACTTCCTTCGCTCTTTCTTCATCGTATTCTTTTGAACTCTTATAATATGCCTCTTCATTCTCCTGCTCAGAAGCCTTGTTTCTCAAAATTTCGTTGATGTATTGAACTACTTCGTCATTTTTTCCGGCTTTTGACAAATGTTCTTTTAGTTGATCATCCCAGTTCTTCACAGCCTCTTTTGGGGTATTCCCTCTGCCAAATACACCTGTCTTAGGATCTCCACCTAATAAACAGTAATACGAATCGCCATTTTTAAAAAGAACAGGTTGTAGTATGGAAGCCACTCCGGTAAATGCAATCGTTACTTGTTGGTCTTTAGGTACTTTAATACGTTTCATAGCGAACTGATAACAAACTACAAAAAATTAAGTTTGCTATTGATTAATCAAAAATTGTCAATATCTCGTTAGAAAAATGCTATTTGGCATAATTAGCATATTATGTATATTTGTGTATGGATTACAGCAATAAAACCATACAGCAGCTACTTCTTGTAGCTCAAAAAGTCTTCAATGCTTTTATAAGACAAAGAGATTCAAAAGGCGACTACTTCGTTTGCATTTCTTGCAATAGGCACCAGGCACTTCATCAAATGAATGCCGGTCATTTCTATTCCGCAGGTAATCACTCTTACTTACGATTCAATGAGAACAACGTGCATGGTCAATGCATTCGCTGTAATATGCATTTGCATGGTAATTTGATTCCTTACCAAGCTGGATTGATAAGAAAGATTGGATTGGATAAGGTTCAGGAATTAGATCAATGGAAACATTTTAGCATGAAGTGGGATAGGGTTCAATTGATCGGGATAATTCAGCTTTATAAACAGTATTTAAAGGAGGCAGCATAATGGCAGCGCCAAAGAAAAATAAGTACGCAAAAGGTAATAAAGGGGGAAGGCCAAGCAATTACCGTCAGGAATTTTGTGAGCAGGTTTTCAAGCTATGTCTATTAGGCGCTACCGACATGGAAATAGCTAATTTCTTCGATGTTTGTGAGGATACAATCAATAGATGGAAGAAGGATCACAAAGAGTTTTACGTGTCCATAAAAAGGGGTAAAATTGAAGCTGACGCAAATGTTGCAAGTTCTCTGTATAAAAAGGCCACTGGCTTCGAAATTGACGCGGTTAAGATTTTCAATGATCAGGGTGTTCCTTTGATCGTTCCGTTTAAGGAGTACTATCCACCTGATACTGCTGCTGCTAACATTTGGCTTAAGAATAGGCGAGGAAGGATTAAGCCCGACGAAGGCCAAAAATGGTCAGACAAACAGGAGATTGGCTTTACTGACGGACAGGGTAAAGATGTTATGACAGTCACCATAGTGCAGCCAAAGGATGATGACTAATGGAAATACAAGCCACTATAGTTTATCAAAAGACTTGGGAAGCAATTCACGCCCGGAATCCAGATGGTTCCAGACGATACAGATACATCTTACATAAAGGCTCATCAAGGAGCAGTAAAACTACTTCGTTAATCGATTGCTATGATAACTATGCCAGAGCCAACTTAAACAAGCGTCTTACTGTTTGGAGGGATACCAAAACTGATTGTAAAAAAACCGTTTTAAATGATGCGCTTAAACATCTAAAGAAGTCAGGAAGGTACAAGTACAAACAAGAATTCAATAAGACAGAGTCTATTTTTACGTACGACACAGGAAGTACTTTTGAGATTCATGGTACTGATGATGACAATACCGTACATGGACTGACTCAAGATGCGGCTTGGTTTAACGAACCTTATAAAATCAGTAAAGAAGTGTTTGACCAGGTTGATCAGCGTACTTCTGATTTTATTTTTATTGATCTCAACCCGAAAATGGGCCATTGGTCTGATGATATTGCTAAGGATCCGCGTACAATAGTCATCCATTCCACATTTAAACACAATCCTTTCTGTCCGGATGAACAGCGAATCAAGATTCTATCCTATCAACCGGTGAAAATGTGTGATATTGTGGAGTCTAAAGCACTTGATGAATACCAGGCTAAAGAATATGATTTAGTGGAGAATCCACTTCATTTCACTGATAAGCAAATTAAAGAACTCTCAAGGTGTAGGGAGAATGAGCATAAGAAAAGTGCCAGTGAATTTAACTGGAGTGTTTACGGTTTAGGGTTGAAAGCTGAACGACCTAACCGGATTTTACGATTTAAAGAAATCAGTTACGATGAATATCTAAAAATTAATTCCACAAAGATCATTGGTTGTGATTGGGGTGCAGTCCACCCCTGGGGAGTGCTTGAATCTAAGTGTTATGACAACAATCTATATCTCCATGAATTGAACTATAAGAGCGAAAATGAATGGCGTGCTGACATGTCCGATGTCGAGCTTGCGCAAATCAATACTCCAGATGAGAATGGTGAAAAGAATGGTATTGTTTCTTGGCTGTTTGCAAAACTTGGCATTGGCAAAGATCTACTTGTGATATGTGATAATAATCGGGTTTCTAAGATTTTAGCACTTAGACAGGCCGGTTGGGATTATGCTGTTGCGGCTCTAAAACCGCCAGGTTCCGTTGTCGATGGTATCGATTTACTCAATGATATTACCGTTTACTATACTTCAGGCAGCATGAATTTGTGCTATGAGCAAGAGAATTACAGTCGTAAGGTAGACAATTACGGAATTGTTCAGGAAGAGCCGGAAGACAGAGATAATCACCTTATAGACCCAGCCCGTTATATCGCAATGCATTTGCAGCGAGAAGGTATTTTGAAGAACGGATAAACCATAATTGAAGAAAAAAATATGCTATTTAGCATAATTAGCATAAATGTTTTATATTTGATAAAAATAATTCTAAGGACTTGAATCTGATACAGAAATCAATAGCACAATTTATAGGGCTGGATAAGTATGTTAATCCGATATACTTCGAGAGATATTCTAGTCGTTTTATAGACCCAATTACAGATTTCAATGAATTCCATGATGATATCAGAAAGCTGGAGATTGTGTTTTCGAACCCAGCAGTACTGAAGGTATTCAGTCTTTGTTGTGATATGTTTTCTATGGGCAAGGTTTATGTTTACCAAAACGGGAAAGCCTTGAAATCCGATCCTTTCCTTGATTTATTGAAAAATCCAAATCCATTCCAACAAAGAAATCAGCTCTTGTGGGATTATATGTTTTATAAAATGATTGGCAACGCTTATGGCTACGTTGACAGTAAAATCGTTACCAACGATAAAAACAAGATATATTTTTTGGATCCATCTAAAATGACTTTCCCAGTTGAAATGATGAAATTAAAGGATGTTATTGCTTTGTCTGAGTCGACAGTAAAAACCATTAATAATTTCAATATCGGATATAAGTACAGCTCAGGTGAAACGACCTCTTTCAAATGGGATTCCATAATACATATTCCTGATTTGAGTAACGGAATAGGCAATTGGTTCAGGGGCAGAAGTAAGATTGATGCCTTGTACAAGGTGATTTGCAACTCAGAGGCTGCTCTAGATAGCAAAAATATAAATATCAGATTTGCTGGTAAATATATGGTAGCTGGTAAAGCAGACCCTAATAATGTTACCCAATTGCCGCTAGGCGAGACGGAGAAGGAAGACATTGAAACGAAAATGAACGGAATTAAAAATGTTCATGCTGTTAAATCAATGATCGATATAAAGCGTTTCGTTGAAAACATCGGGAATCTAAAGCTGGATGAGGCATATATGACCGATTACTTTATTATCGGTTCAATGTATGGGATTCCTAAGGATGTATTGGAAGCCTTAAATAGCGGCACATATGAGAACCAGGAGAAAGCCAGAGGATCATTGGTAAGTTATTCTCTGTCTCCTTCCGGCGAACAATTGACAACAGCTTTCGAAAATAAGTTTGGATATACCGATAAAACTATAGTGATAGACTGGGAGCATCTGCAATTCATGCAGGTATTCGCTAAAGAGAGAGCTGAGACAGATAAAACTAAGGCAGAGACACTACTTATATTGATGAAAGCAGGTGTCAACCTTGAACAAATTAACTCAATGTTAGACTTAGAATTAACGGAAATAGATTATGAAGCAGCACAAAGAACATTCTCTTCAGGGCAAACCAATGGAAACTCTTCAACGAATTAAATCGAAAGAAGAACTCCCTGAAGACATAAGGAAATCTATAGAGGAAAAACAAAAATATATCAATAAACCTATACGAAAATGATATTCTGTAAGGAGTTAAATAAAACATTTGCAAACGAAGATGACCTTCATAAGGCCATCATTGCGAATAAAAGCCAAATAGTATCTCTTAAAAAAGATGCTATCAAATTTACTGATGGCTTTGAATGCTCATTTGCTGACGTAGATACCGTAAAGAATATTATCATCAAAGGCAATGAGGCGATCTTAGACAATCCAACGGAAATTAAGGTTAGAATTGCTGGTAATACCACGAGACTGCTTGATGGCCATAGAGATGTCCATATTGATGGTCTTTGGAAAAGAACTTTAAAGTCATCTGATCAGAAAATGCACCTCCAAGAACACGTTAGGAGGTTCGATGCGGTAATTAGTGACAAGGCAAAGGTTTATGCAAAAACAATGTCTTGGAAAGATCTTGGTGCTCCATATGAAGGAGAGACTCAGGTTCTTCTAGCGGATTCGTTGGTTACATCCTCACGAAATGCATACATGTTCGAGCAATATAAAAATGGATGGGTAAATAACCATTCCGTTGGTATGCAATACGTGGACATCAAAGTATGTATAAATAGCAAAGAAAAATGGGCAGAAGAGGAAAAAGCCAATTGGGATAAATACTATCCTTTAATAGCGAACAAAGAAGATGCTGAAAATATTACCTATTTCTATGCTGTATTAGAGGCTAAGCTTGTAGAGATATCAGCTGTGCTTTTCGGATCTAACTTCATTACTCCAACATTAGACAACAACCTGAAATCCGAGCAATCACTTTCAGAGGAAGATAAAAATGACTCGCCGCAAGGCACTCAATCAATTAACAATTTTTATAACCCAAATCTTTATTAAAATGTTTGAATACAAAAACGACGAAGAATTGAGTAAAATGACTGCGGCAGAGCGTGACAAATACGCCACCGATAAGCGTACTCATGAAAAAGGATTACTGGAAAAGTTTGTAACTGAAACAGTAAACGGATTGAAAACACAATTAACCGATGCACAAAAAACTGAAATTAAAAATCAGCTTACTGAAGCATTAAAAGACAGAGAAGGTATCTCTAAAGAAGAATTTGATGAAATGAAGGAGCAGCTAGCTCAAATCAAAGAGTCAAATTCTACAATGGGTTTCTCGGTATTCGGTGACGAAGCTATGTATCAAGAAATTGAGAAAGGCTTAGAAGAGTTCTTGCCGAAGGTTAAAGCTGAAGCGCAAAAGCAAGCTGGTACTGAGAAGGACTGGGACATCGAAATGATCGTTAAAGCTCCGGTTAATATCACTACTGGTGCAATTGCTAATGCTGCCGGTGTTACTACCCCTGTAAATTATGTTTATCAGCAAGTTACTGATTATGCAGAAGACGTTAGAGGTTTAGAATACATCATCAAGTTCTTAAGCTCAGGATCTACCAACAAAGCAACTATTCCATTTATGGATAAATTGCCTACTGAAGGTACAATGCAGATAACTGCTGAAGGGGCCTTAAAACCACTTATTTCGGTAACATTCAAGCTTAACTATTCTCAAGCAGTAAAAGTAGCTGGACGTTCCAAAATCTCGGAAGAGGCTTTAGATGATATTCCTTATATCATGTCTATTATCCGTAACGAGCTCAAATACGAACATGACATTGCGGTGCAGTCTGCAATCTTCACGAAAGTAGCTGCTTTTGCTCCTGCATTTGTTGCCGGTGGTATGGCAGCATCTACAAGTTTTCCGTCAAATTTTGATGCTATTCGTGCAGCAATTTATGCTGTAAAAATACAGTCTAAAGGCAGGTTTATTCCTAATATGGTTTTAGTGCCATCAGCTGACGGATATAACATGGGAGCAACGAAAGATACGTTAGGCCAATACGTATTACCAACATTCGTATTACCTGACGGTTCAAAAATTTCAGGTGTTCAGGTTGTTGAGGTATCAGACGGCACCGTAGCAGATGGATCATTTATCCTGGGCGACTGGAAACGCCTGCATTACAACGTATACAAGGTGTTTTCAATCAGGATCGGTCAAGGTATCAACACAATAGATGTGGGTGGTACTCCGACAATCGTTTCTGATTTCGAGAGCAACATGTACACCATTCTTGGAGAAAGCCGCTTCCATTTATGGATTTATGAAAACGAAAAAGTGGCATTTGTTAAATCGACCTTTGCGGCTGTTAAAACAGCTATTGAGGCACCAGTAGCACCATAATATCATGGCAGAAGAAACTAAAGGCGCAAAAGCCATTACCACGAATGAGATAGTAAAATCTCAAGCTTCCTATAAAGGAAATAGTCAATCAGACCTAGTCGAAATTACCATCGTGAAGGATGGCAGTTTCTATAAAAAAGGCGATAAAGATAAAGTGCACCCAACAACTGCTGCTATCTTCAAAGCTAAGGGTTTAATTGACTCCTATAAAGGAGAACCGAAGGGTGAAACAAAATAACTTTTGATCTCATGTCAATCATAACTTACTTAGACTTTAACGGCGAGCAAACAATTGCTCAAACATCTAACCAGGGAGTTAGAGAGAATCTACAAGTATTCATTGATGAATATGAACCAGAGTTTTTAAAGGCTTTGTTAGGAAATGTTCTGGCTAAAGAATTCGTAGATGGGTTGGTTTTGGTTCCGGTGGATCCTCCGACCAATCCACCTACGTATTTACCAATTGACCCAAAATGGCTGTCGTTGCGGGACGAAACGGATCTTAAAAAGATGTTGGTATGTTATGTGTATTACTGGTATATACAGAATGAATCATCAACTACAGCAGGAACCGGTGAAGTAAAGTCTGCTAATGAAAACAGTAAGCCTGTATCTAATTGGGATAAGCAAGTAAAAGCGTGGAATAAAATGGTTAAAATGACTAGGATATTCGACTTGTCTACTACAGATTATCCTGATTATGTTAGGCCATTTTGGTTTACCTGGAATTACTGGTGGTCTACGTGCCCGGTTAATGAGATTTATTACTACAAGAACACCTTAGATTTATGAGAATCCAGCCAATATATGTGCATCAGGAGTTTGAGCCAATAGTTCAGGCAGTTTCTGCAAAGTTACTTCCTAAATTAAAGGCATATGATTCGGCAATTACAGCTGTTCACTATCTGTATGGTCATCCGCTGGAGATAATAAATACTCTTGGCCAATATGAATCCGGAACCACCAAGAAATTCGATAAATACCCCTTAGTTGCGTTCTTCCTTGACATGCCAATGAAGAGAGGGACGGAGCTGGGTATTTATGGAGAGGCTACCATTCATATGGCAATAATACGTGACTGCCTTGATCCAAATCAAACAGCTGCAGAAAGAGACGTAACGAATTTTGAACCTGTTCTAACTCCAATATACCTGGAGTTAATGGAGCAGATCAGTTTAAGAAGAGATTTGTTTCAATTGACGGCCAGAGAGATGATCAGGCATGAATCTATTTATCGATACTATTGGGGTAAACAAGGACTTTGGGGCAACAACAAAAACATTTTCAACGATTGGGTTGATTGCATTGAGATCAAAGATTTAAAACTAAAAATTAATTCAAACTATTGCCCTAAACCAGCAATAATAACTTAAAAGACATGAGTATATTAAATTATAAACAATGTGCTACATCTGGAAGCAATACAGGAACAGGGGATTGCCCTTTTGATCCTAAAAGTATTGCTGGTGGTTTCATTGTTCCGGCTAATTTTGAGCTAACAGACGCTCAACTTGCTTCAAAGGACACTGCAATGGCTGCACTGTTAGCTGCTGTGAATAACGACAACCCGGCTTTGAGGGCATATCCTTTACCGGAAGTTGTTGGTGTCACTGACAACAGCGAAGATCCTGTGTTTGAAACATTAGGGTACGGTGTGCCGGCATTAGTTCGTGAGGGAAACTATAACTGGTTGTTTAGATTCCAAAGAGGTGCATTTTGTGCGCTTAAAGCATTGATGAAATTCAACGGTACTGGCAGAAAAGTGATCCTTTTCGACGTTGAGGGGTCGCTTATTGCAACTAAATCCGGCACGTCTGCAAAAGGTATTCCATTGTACTACTTCCATGCATACAAGTTTAAACTTAACGATGGTAGTGCAAACACCGTTTATTCTTACGGTATGGCTTTCAATCCGGTTCACATCAATCAAAATATTGCGTTTATTCAGCTTGATTATGCGCAATTGTTGGAGATTACCGGCATACAGAACGTTGTTTTATCATTGGTTGCTCCACGTGCGGCGGGAGTGTTTAAGGTTAAAACTACTACGGGATGTGCAGGCTTGGATCTTTATGACCTATATGCAACCGAATTAGGTGTGGCAGCCAACTTTAGAGTAACTGAGGCGGGAAAGGTAATTACAATTACTTCTGTTGTTAAAGATGATAACGCCAAAGCGTTTACTGTTACAATGGATACGGCTGATCCTGATTACAACGCAGCTGGTCCATTCGTTGTCAACTTAGCGCCGATAAGTGTGTTGTCTGCTGCAGGTGTTGTTGGATTTGAAGGTATTCCTCTAACCGTTGTATAATGTATCCTCAACCATTTGAATTTGGGCCAAACAGCATCAACAAGGATTGGGCTTTGAAAGTAGGAAAGGAGAAATTCATTAAACACTTCAAAGACGTATATCCTGATGCTGATTTAGAAGCAGAGTGGAATAAGATTTCACCACCAAAGAAGGAAAAAGAGGATAAAAAGTAAATTCATAACTGGTTTATATTTGGTTAAAAGCGCTGATACCTGGATGGGTTAAGCGCTTTTTTTTATTGACAATAATGCTATTTGGCATATTTGGCATAATTAGTATATTTGTTGTATGACTATACAGGATCTATTGGATAAAGTGGAGTCTCTAAATTTAGAGGAAGCAATACCTCAATTGATTCGCGATACAGATTACAGCATTGAAGGCTATAACGAACATCAACTTTTATTTGGTATAAAAAGGGATGTTAAAAGCCCAAGCGATAAAGGTTCAATTATAGGTAGATATAAAAATGACAGCTACGCATCATTCAAACATATGAAAAACCCAGATCCCGGTTTTGGTATCCCTGATCTTTTTTTAACCGGTAGTTTTCAAAAAAATATGTTCGTTATACCTGAAGGCCTTGGATTCGAAGTAGATAGTTTCGATAGTAAAACCACTGAACTAGTCGCTAAATATGGTCAAGGCATATTCGGATTGACCGAGGAAAATCTTAAAGAATACGCACATGGTGCTTTTTTTGAAGCTTTTAGAAAGTATATCACTAATAAAACGGGGTTAGAATTTACATGATAAGGACCAGGGCAACATATTCAAATTGTAGTGAGCTACCGCTTTATAATTTTATAAAGATTGTGGTATACGATAGGCTTGAATCTCTATACAGTGAAAAAAAATATATGTTTCTAAAGGAGGCTGATCTGGAGGCTGTTTGGCAGTCCATCTATGAAGAATATAACTCGTTATCTGGAAACTCAAAGCACAACCACATATTTTCATTAGTCAGGGAAATTGCTGTTTTGTCACACCGGTTGCAGGTAATTCAATCGGCAATAGACTTCCTTTCTACAGATTTCGACGAGAAAGTATGCCAGTTACTAAGGAAGATGGGTTTTAAATTCAATTATAAGCCAGATACAATGGCTAGAGATTTGAAATTGACTGTATCCACCGCAAAACAGTTGTTAATCAAGAAACAAGATGCCGAAAAGGAGCTTAATGATTTAAACAAGGACAGTCAAAAAATAACTGAAAAGGAATACAACGCGCAAATTACCAGAATCTCAAAATACATGGGGTTCAAAATAAATCCAAAAGAAACTTCCGTATTGGACTTCGTTAACTACCAGGAAGCATACTACCAAGACAGTAAAATCAAATAATATGGCTGAAAATAATTCTACGGTTCAGAAAGTAATTAGTGAAAAGGTCCCAGAACAATTTGCAGGGCTTCATCGGGATTTAACTAAGTCAAAAGAGTTATTAGTGGATTGTATTGTATCAGCTGAAAAGTTTGATGCTGTTCTTTCAAAATCAACATCATTTAAAGTTTTAGCGGATAATCAAGCTAAGGCTAATGCTGAATTGCATAAATCGAATATCCTAAGGGAGAAAGCAGCTTTATTGTCAATCAAATTGCAACAGGAGGAAATTAAGCTTGAAGAAAATAAAAAGCAGATAGATGAAAATGAAACTAAACGCGCTATTGCCAGAAAAAAACGTGAAGATCAGCAGGCCGCAGATGATAACGCGAGAATTGTTAGAGAAGCCAAAAAAGGCAAGGTGATACTAAGTAACTCTCAGGATGAAATCGACGCATATAACCGAACTGTTAATGGGAGTAAAAAGGTTACTACTACTTTAAATGAAACTGATAGAGTATATGCACAAACCAGCAATAGCGCCACTTCATATACTAAATCTGCAAAAGAAGCGGCAAATGCCAGCCAGACAGTAGCAACAGCAACACTTAAGGTTTCTCCTGCTGCCGTTGCTGCTCAGAAATCTATCAATAGTCTTAAAATACAGTTAGCGTCTTACCAAACTATTGCAGCAAATGCAACAGATCCTAAGTTGATTTCATTGTTTAATGCAAAAGCGCAGGAAACCGAAGTCACAATCAATAGATTAAATAACATTGGGAAAAAAGGTTTTGATGAATTCGGTAATGCTATTGAAATGAGCAAAGGCAAGCTTAGTGGAGTTTGGTCTGGACTTAAGACTGTGGCCAACATATTGCCTGGAGTTGGAATAGCGGGACTATTAGCTTTTGCTGTTGATCCTATATTAGATTATATAAAAAAGCTTGACCTATTCAGTTCAAAGATTAGTGAAGCAACAATCACTAGAAAAATGCTTTCTGATGTCCAACTCAAAGGAGCTCAAGATGCTCAAAAAGAAATAACTGAGCTAAATACTTTGTATGCTATTTCAAGAAATACTACGCTTTCTTTAAAACAAAGAACTGATGCCACTAATGAACTTCAAAAGCAGTATCCTGAATATTTTGGAAATCTGTCAAATGAAATTATAATGAATGGCAAAGCCGAAGAAGCATATAAGAGACTTACTAATGCTTTGGTTGCAACCGCAAGAGCTAGAGCAGCTCAAGATAAAATTACCGAGAACTCTTCTAGGCAATTAGACAATGAACAAAAGATCACTGACCTACAAGTTGAATCTGTTAAATCCGGCACTGAAGCTGCAAAACTACGATTACAATCTGAAACTGAAATTGGAGGCAAGCGTGATTTCTTATTAAATAAGGCGATTGGATTAGAAGCAAGACAACTCCAGATATACAGAGAGCAAAACAACTTAAAGACCGATAGTTACCTATTAGAGCAGCGAAATTTAAAACTAACAGATGCAATTACCGAACAAGTCAAAAAAGGAGCAAACCTAACAACTAAACCAGAAAAGGAAGCTAAGGTTAAGGCTGCAAAAGTTGATACTTCAGAACAACAAGGGCAAAGCGAAAGAATCAAAGCTTTAAGAGATAGTTCTAAAGCCATTGTCGATAACGACAAGGAAACTTTCGAACTCAGAATTAAGGCTTTAGAGTTATTTACTAACTCTTCTAAGGAACTTGCTGATATAAGCTATGAAGCTGATGTCAAAAAGTATAAACGTAATAATGATAAGATCCTTGCCTTACAAGAAAAACTTCGTACAGAATACAATAAAGTTGACATAGAATCCGGTAAGCAAAGACTTAAAATAAATGACGATGCTGAAAAGGAGATAATTAACAGCCTTACGAAGGATGAACAAGATCAAGTTAACGTAATAAAGCAAGCCAATGCAGATAAACTTGCGGAAATTGAATCATATAAGTCTGAAGCAATCCAAGGGCTTACCGATCAGTTTGCGCAGGGGTTAATTACTGAAGATCAATACAATCAACAACTTTACGACATCGAGGCTCAAGCTGCACAAGATAGAGTTCAACTCAAAATCGATGAGTTACAGAAGGTCATTGACTTAGAAAAGACATTCTTAGTTTTTAAAATTGGTACAGATAAACAATTAGCAGATGATGAAGCAGCATTGGCTGCTAAACAGATTGAATTATCTGCCTTAAAAACTAAAGCTCAAATAGATGATGCTAAAAAGCTGGCAACAGCAAAAAAAGAACTTCATAATCTTGAGAAACAACTATTAAGTGAACTTGAATCTTTGGGTAATGCTATTGTTAAGGGCATTTTCACTTCGCAATTAAACTCCGTTCAAGAGCAAATTGATTTAAATGATCGCAAAAAAGCTCAAGAAATTGATCTTGTTAATAATAGTGTTGCATCAGAGGAAGAGAAGGCCAACAAGATTACTGTAATTAATGCTAAAGCAGCTGCGCAGGAAGATCTTTTAGCTCAAAAACAAAAGGATATCAAGATTAGGCAGGCGAAATTTGAAAAAGCAATCGACATCGGTAAAGCTATTTCATCGGTTGCATTAGCTGAAGTACAAGCTTTAACATATTTGTCAAACCCTCTGACAGCCGCACTTTACCCGGCAATAGCAGCTACAATTGGCGCAATAGGAGCGGTACAGATCGCAACTATTTTAGCAACAAAAATTGAAGCGTTTGAGCATGGTGGAACAAAGAAAGGTGATGGTTTGGCATTGTTCGGAGAAGTAGGAACTGAATTGATGATTGATCCTTCTGGGAAGCTAGGATTTACACCAAGTACACCTACGGTTGGTATGGTTAAATCAGGAACCGAATTTATATCGAACAGGGATTTGGTTAGAATGTTATCAATGCCAGATCAATCAATAAATGTTAATGGTAGCTCAGTGGATTTGAGTCCATTAATAAAATCACAGGATAACAATACAAAAATCTTAAAACAAGCAATTAAAGGGATTAAAACAGGCGGTGGAGGTCCTTCAAAATATGGATGGTATAATACTCAAAATAGCATTCACCAACTTAACCAGTACAAAAGCAACAATTTATAATGGGAGCACAGCCAAACGACTTCAGGTACTTTTTAACGCTGGATAATGAGCGTAAAGAAATCATATTTGCTCCTGATGGATGGGATTCAAATACAGTTGCTTCGTACAAACGCAACGATAATTATTTTGGTGTCATAAGATCCTATGCTTTGCCTTTACAATTTGTGAAGGATGGGCGTGATATTCTTCGACTTGCTTATTATAAATATGGTATAGAAGCTGAAGTTAGAGCCGAAGTTGAAAGACTAAATAAAATTAGTAATCCAATTTGGGGGTATTTACCATTTTTTATCGGTGATGTCGATTTTTCTCAGTTTAACGGATTAAAAGATCATGTAAGCGTGACCTTGATGCAGGGTGGTGCTACAAAGAATATTAAAGCATATGAGAGTGTTAAGTATGAATATCCATTAATAGGCGATGATGTTGTTAATATTAAATTGCCAGGTGTTGCTTATAGTGAACTAGGTAATTTTCAGATTTTCCCCTCCCTTCAAGAGAATTTCACATTTATGCCTGCCTTAAGTTACATAGTTGGGCTAAATTCTGGAGTCCTTACTCCTAATAGTCCGATTGAACGGAACGGGATTGATTTAAATACCGACAATTTACACTGGTTCTTAAAAGTCAATCAACCAGAAGAATTGACCTTCACGGGAAGGATTAAAGGGACTGCATACACTCGCATAGTACAAAACTCAGCTACTTTTTTTATTGAAGTAAGAAATCAAGCTAATGCATTGGTGGCATCTTTAGGCTCAGTTACAAGCCCACCAACATTAGGTAACACTCCATTCGATTTCCATATTAATTTTAATGGTAATTTTGGGCAGGATACATATTTATTCTTAACTGTCAGGGGTACTGGAGATAATGACAATTACTGTAAAATTGATCTTGAAAGCGAAATAAGCGTTTCCTTTTCATCTGTTTCTCCAGAATCGAATTGCAAAGGAATTTCGATTTATAACCTTTTTAAAAGAGTTATTAAGAGACTAAGCCCAGGCACTAACGCTATTTCTTATTTACTTTCCAATAAATGGAAAAACCTGATCATTACTTCAGGTGATGGCATCAGGGAAATTGAAGAGGCAAAAATAAAAACCTCATTTCAAGATTTATTCAATACAGTAAATGCTATAGAAGATGCTGGATTCGGAATTGAAGGAAATGCCGCTGTTATGGAATTGGCCACATACTTTGCCAGAGATATACAAATATTAGATTTTGGTGAGGTAAAAGACTTATCATTAACTCCAGCGACAGAATACTTTTTCAATTCTATTAAAATTGGGTACAATGATGGTAACACCGATGAGCAAGATGGTAAGGAAGAATATAACTCTGGCCAGCAGTGGGCACTGCCAATAACCAGAATTAAAAAGGATAAAGATTGGACTTCTCCCTACAGAGCTGATCAATACGGAATAGAAAAAATAAGGGTTGACTATAACATTAAAAAAGCCAAGGGTACAAACGATACCAGTAGCGATAATGATGTTTTTATGGTTGATTGTTATCTCGACGGAGCGAATTACAGGCCGATTTTGGGTTCATCATATGACAGTGTAACCGGATTGAAAACAGAAGCAGCAGGACAGTCTGCTTATAACCTTAATCTAAGCCCAAAACGCAATTTATTGAGGCATTCCGGATATCTACGAAGCATTATGGATAAAATGGATGGCAGATATATTACTTTCGGATCCGGCACGAAAAACACTGAATTGAAAACAGTAAAAGATAGCATTCGTGTTAAGGAGAATGAAGATATCGTTACATCTTCTTTACCTGGAAAGTACTTCATTCCAACAATAGCAACATTCACGGCAAAATTTCCGAAAAAAGTGTTGGACATAATTGAAAATGAACCATACGGATATTTTGCTTTTAGCAGTGAAGGGACGAAACTGAAAGGGTATATACTGGAAATATCAATTGACTTAGCCAAAAATACCGAACAAGAGGTAAAGCTCCTATTAACTAATGACAATAACTTATTAAATCTACTATAGCCATGTTTGAAATATCATTACTGAACCCGTTACGCTTTATAGATGTCAGTGAAATAAATTACAGTTTCGACGGCAACTTTGCAGTAGATCAAATTTTGAGCTATCAGGATCCTAAATGTTACCTGCAGAAGTGGCAAAGGTCGGATGTATTAAAGCTCCAGATCAATTCAGATTTTGTTCCAACAGATCTTTTGATTAAAGAAATTGTTTACGGCAATACAATTGAAACTGTATCCTGGATAGAAAAGCCAATTGTAATTGTTGGGGAAACATTTAAGGTTTATGAACTTGAATTTGATATGTCTGTATTGCCAGAAGGAAAGTATTTTACTGAATTCAGCTATACAGATGAAGACTTAAATGTGCATCCATTACAGTCGGAAGGAATTGATCTGAAGGATATCCAAGAAAATACATTGTTAATCAAGTACAAGCATAGTGAGAATGATTTCAGTATAATATTCGAAACCGATATCGAATTTCAATTCAGGGTTGAATCAGCCATCAAAGATTTTGATCCTAAAAATAACCGGGCTGTCTATAATGATCAGAAGTTTAATTCAATCTCCCTATCCGCAACACCTTTCCGCGCTTTCAAGTTTTGGATAGGCTTTCAGGATGGTGTACCGGAATGGGTGGTTGATAAAGTGAACCATATTCAATCGGTTGATCAGGTAACGTACAATAATATTTTCTACCAGGTCCCAGATGAAGCCGAGTATGAAATCGAGCGGAATGACAGTAATAAGTTCATTGGTGGTTCTATTGATATAAGGCCTGCAAATAATAACTTCTCTAAATACAAAACCGACACTTCTGGAAGTGGCAATATATTTATTCCCATGCAAAAAGTAATTCCTTATTACAATGTTTCCGGCAACATACCGGTAGCTAACTATTTCAAAAACTTCTCAGTTCTTGAAAAAATATGTATCAAAAAAAGATCTGCTCCAGAGATTGAATTATTAGTTGGTACAACCAATGGAGGGGACGAAATCGGTTCATTCACTGTTGATGATGGAGCATTTACACAAACTATAGAATGGGTTTTTTCTGCATCAACTACGGTTTATCTCACTGGACTGGCCGGGAGTGATTGTGATATCTTTCTAATCTACAAACAACTTGACGAACCTCCAATTGATTTAGGCAATGGATCCGGCAATACACCGCCTCCAGTTGGCAAAGGGGCGAAGATGATCTATGAAGAAATAAACCTTGGTGATTTTGATCTTGATTTTGATGTGGCCACCGGATTAGGCCGCGCCAATACTGATTGGGCTGGATGGGTTATTAGTGGCACTAACGGCACCGAACTGATGGAAGGCATGGTTCCAATAGGGTTTTCACCAACAGCTGATCCTGATTCAGAATATGGCAGAAACAAGATCGGAACAACTGTCGGAGCAAATCAAGTGGGTCTAAGTGTTGGTCAGCTTCCAAAAGTTGAAGTTAAAACAAATGGGGTTGGTGGTATAGATGGAAATCCGAATGGGGGAGGACTTGGATACGCCAATGGCCCCAAGGATAAGCTGGTATTCACTTTTGGTAATAACGAACCTCACGAGAACAGGCAGCTTTCAAAAATTGTATGCTGGGTTACTAAGAAAAATTAATGTCTGGAAATATGCCAAATAGCATAATTAGCATAAAATAATTATATTTGATCAACAATGGCGAAGCACGATTCAAAGGTTCAAAAACTACAGGCTGATATCATCGAAAGTAGAAACGATGATTTTGCCGCAATAGAGGTTAGAAAAGGCCTAAAAGGGTCAGATTTGTTCAATAATTCCGACCCCTTATCGTTCATACAAAGACACGATCTAAATGATGCTGTTGGATCTGGATTTAATGTGCTCAAACCATGGGATGGACTGCCAGCAGGTTTAAACGAATACAGGACACATCCAATCGAAGGAATAGAATATCTGTGGTGGAACCATAGTGTTATAGGAAATATAGAAGAGCCCAGCTTTACAGCTGGCAATTCATGGCAAGTTATTGGAATTACCAAGGACGATATTCCTGAGGGTGCTCCAGTTACAAGTGTCAACGGAAGGATAGGAGACGTTACGGGGCTAGCTGAACAGGTCGATCTAATTCAAGAAACCGAATCCAGGGAGCTTTCTGATGAGGATTTGCAAAATCAGATTAATGAAAAGGCCAATTCATCTGATATTTTATCTAATTTGGTAATTACATATGATGATCTAGATGCCATCACCCATCAAAAGTATGTAAACCCAAATTTTGCCAATCAAACAGTAATCCTTCAAACATTGGTTGCGGGTGGATATGGAGGAATATATGACGGATTATCATTTTCAGAATTTGGTGAATTAACAATCCCATTCACGACCGATCCACAGTTTAAGGGCATTATACAGGGTGTAGCAGGCGTGCTAGGTAACTATTTAGCTAAAACCGATGTGCTAACTGCTAACAGTAAGAACATTTTCAATAAAAACGGTGTATTCATTGATGGTCAAATTGATTCTGTAACCGGTGATATTATTCCGGTAGAAGACTTTGTCACTTCTTATCCTATAAGTGTTTCCGAAGGAAGCTATCACGGGGAGGCTACCGGGGCAGTGTTGAATACAATGCGAAGAATTGCTAGGTTCAATGAACTTATGCAATTAATTCCCGATGAAAGTGGTAATGCAGGAAGTACAGATGTGTCTTTTTCGGCTGAGGTGAAGCATGTTAAAATAAGTGTCCATATTTCTGCTCTTAATACCTTCCAGTTTGAAGAAGGAACAGAGAAGACTCCTTATGTTGCTTTCTCTGTTTATCTTGATAAGCTACTGAACTATCCGATTAAAGCATCCATATTAAAGGATGGAGCTACTATTGAAACAGTGGGAAATGAATCGAATTCTGTTTTGAATAAAGGGTATTTAGGAACGGCAGGATACAAAACAGCACAAGAGATTACATTACTTACCTATAATCTTTTTAATAATATAACTCCTGATCAGGTGGGTAATGTTAATAGATATATAAGCACCACAACAGGAGCCATAAGCACATCGCCAGGATGGAAAAAGACTGGTAAAATTAGACTTTCGGAAGACGAAACTGAAATAACAATCTCAAATGAGATTGATTTCCCGTCTGGTAGAAGTTACAGATTTACGGATTCAACTGGGGCGGTTTTGGAGTTTGGTAATATAATTGACAATCCTGCGGTGCTTCAATTTCCTGTAGGAGCATTAGATTTTGATATGACCGTTATTAAGAACGGGGAAGATAATTTATATGAAAAGTTAGTTATAAATTATGGTAATGAAGCTAAGCCATACGCTCCGTTTGGGGGACTTACAACAGCAAATAAAATAAATGAAAATCCAATTTCTTCATCTTACCTTATTGACGACGAAAACAACTTATTCTCTGCAAATGATTTCGTAAAAAAGGGAGAAGTAATTAGTAGTGGTGAAATTTCTTTAACGATTGACGAATCTGAACGCAGCGAAATTAACTATATGTTTAGCGGCCGCCATGTTAGGCAGGTATTCCGATCTAATCGACCGTATGTTGTAGATAAATCAAATGTATTTGATTGGGTTGCAACATTTATAGATGGTGTTTTGATTCACAACATGAGCGACGAGGCTGCTCCATACCGCGTGACAGGTGCAACCATAGGCGCTAATCACGGATATAACAAAACTGTAATTCCTGCAATTTCACATGGTAAAACAAATGTGGATGTGGGCTCAGTTTGGCTTGGTGGGGCAACACAATTTGTGATCGTAAATATCCCAGACAATGATTCCATCGAAGTTTCAGCAAAACAAGGAAATGGAAACTTGTTGTCAGATACGCTTACGCATGTTTCGGGTGCTACAAATACTGCGCCCATTAATTCTACCGTCAGGACTAATGGTGTGCAAATGTACCCTGTATTCAATAATAGAGTGCTTGATATTTATGTCGATGACCATAAAGTAGCGGGTGCAGGTGAATTCAAAGCGGCTGAGAATGTAACTTATAGCGAAAGTTATGACATACTTGATAAGGACTCAATAATTGCTTGGTTTATAACACAAGTTGGAACTCCTACCAAGATAATTGAGGTTCAGGGCACGCCAATTATGCGTATAAATAACACATATGTATTCGATAAGGAAATGGGATGTGTAATGTACCAATCGTTTATTGGGCTCGACGAGCTAGAAAGGCCGTTCCAAGATATTATGTTTAATATGAATAACCCTATTCAGCCAATTCCTTTAAGGAAAGTTTATATTCCAAAATCGCTTCCATTTACGCATGAGACCATAGACTATAATTTTAATATTCCAACAGAAATAACAGATACTTTAACAAGCCGAATCAACTTTACTCCTTCCAGGTGTGAGTCAGAAGGTGTGTATTGCGATAGAAGAATTGAATTAACAGATAACTTAGGATATGCCATCGGATTTCTTCCCGTACTGGATGCCTCCCTTGATGTTAGAAGGAGTAATGCGTCCAACAAGGCACTACAAATTTCAGAGACTGAAAAAACTTATATGAGTGCGATTGATAGCCTAGCAATTGATACTTTTTCAAAGGGTGACTCGTATGCGGTAGTTGGATATAAAAAATATTTCTTTCTACCACAAAGCAGGACCGCGGAATACTATATAAACTCAAAATTTGGAAAATACGGGTACTTGGACTGGCACTCAGATGGTATCGATACAATCGAACTGCCAGAATATTTGGTCGGAATTGGTTTAGAAATTATAGATAAAACTGACAACGTGACGGTATTAAACAAGTTTTTGACAAAACAATTAACCGTGAACGTAGAAATAGACGGAATAACAAACAAGTACGGGTGTATGATCTTAAAATTCAATTAGATGAAAAAATTACTTTTAATTCTGGTGGCTCAATTTATTTGTCACATTTCTTATTCTCAAATTGGCGTGTATAAGCCTTACCGAACCAATGGCAATGTAATGGTTGGTGACAGTGCTTTATTTGTCGGTAAACTAAAAATACCTTCCTTTTCTTCATTTTCTCTGGGTGGATATGCAGACAAACCTGGACAGTCGTTTGGGTTAAATTTGTCAAACAATAGACTCAATGTGCGTGGTAATAGTGTGACATTAGATTATTATTCCACGACTGAGGTTAATGCTTTAATTTCAAGCGCCGGAGCTGCTCAGACTTTATCTTTGGGAACAACATCTGGTAATATTGCAATAAGTGGATCAGGTGGAAATAATGTAAGCTTAGCATCATTGTTTGTGGCTCCTACAAGCGCCTATCCAAACGCGAACACCCTACCAACAAGTAGTGGTTTGTTTCCTTATAACATTACAACGGGTTCTACCAATTATCCGTTTTCTATTGGTGCAGGTTTAAAAATTTTACGATCAAGCAGTAGTGGTGTTGGATATTTTGAGATAGGGATTTCTATTACCGCTGATAGTACCGTTTATATAAGAAAAGGACTTACTGCTTCTACATTTAGTCCTTGGATGTCTATCGCAAGCCGATATGCTTTAACCACTGGCTTGGCCGCAAAACAAGCGTCTTTAGTGAGCGGTACTAATATTAAAACTGTAAACGGATCGACACTTTTAGGACCAGGAGATATAGTCACTGGTTCTGTTACTTCAATTAATTCCGCAAATTCAGATTTATCGATAGTAAATCCAACTACCGTACCCGTATTAACAGTTAATACGGGATCAGGAGCTAATCAAATAGCCAGAAGGGATTCTGATGGTAACCTTCATAGTAATGGATTATTGATTGCCGAAGGATCTGCACAGGATGAACCAATAGGTGGATCTGCTTTTCAGATAAACAATACCAATAACGCATTAACCACAGGCAAATCTGTAAGAATTCAACTAGGGGCTGGAGGTGATATGGTATTTAAGACTTTTACAGGTCCCGGTGACGGTACAGGAACCTGGACAGATAGATTCAGAATTTTAAATGCAAATGGACTGCTTAATTACGCTACCGATTTACATTCTTTATATACATCAAGAACGGTAGTAGATAAGGGGTATGTAGATGGTGAAGTTGCTCTAAAACAATCTATACTGGTAAGTGGTATAAACATTAAAACAGTAAACGGTGTGTCGTTATTGGGGACAGGCAATATAACTTCTGGTGCGTATTCCTTAGCTGACTTTTATGCAAATTCAGGTAACATAGGGACAAGCGAAACAGATGTTTACACCGTATCGGTGCCTGCTAATCGATTGGCTGCTAATGGTGATAAAATAGAGGCAGAGTTTGGCGGTACTCATGCTTCTGTTGCATCTGTCGTATTGCAAGTTAGAGTGAAATTTGGATCCACTTTCCCGTATGCTTCCCCTGTGTTTAATACGACTGCAGGTGGCTTCTGGAATTTGAAAGTTTTGTTTATAAGGACAGGAACTACAACAGCTAGATGTACTGCAACATGGGTGCCTAGCGGATCAGGATCTGGTCTTGTTCCTTACACTACATCGATAGACTTAACCGGTCTGGACTTCACGATCAGCAATAATTTTTCGTTAGCACTTACAGGTGGCGCAAATAGCGATATCGTCGCTAAGATTGGCACCGTAGGTTTTAAGCCAGCAGCACTATAAATATCTAAAGACATGAATAATTTTTTAAATGAATTATGGAATAGATGGACTGAAACCAGTCCAAAATTCTTCAAGAAACTAATTGCCTTTGGCGCCTGGCTTACGGCTGCAGGTGGTGGACTAATTGGTATTCCAGCCGCTTTAACAGCAATTATTCCTAAGGAGGTCAATTTTGATTTGTCTTTGTTGGGTACAATTGCGAGTTATATGGTTTTAGCAGGCCTAATTATCTCGGTAGTGGCTAAGCTACCAGTAAATGACACCAAAAAATTAGAATCATAAACAGTAAACCATTTAAATTATGCTAACATCTAAGGGGGCATTATTGAAGTACGGAGTTCCGAATAGAACGGGATACGGATACTTAATTACAATTAAATTGCCTTTTCCTATGCGTTTGAGTTGGGAAACGAAAACTGTGATAAAAAGCTTTCAGTGTCATAAGTTGATTGCAGATAAGTTTGTTGCTGTGTTTACAGATATATTAATTCATTATGGACTTACTGAGATACAAAGGTTAGGTATTGACCTTTACGGTGGGTGCTTTAATTATCGTGTTATGCGTGGAGGGGCTGAATTATCTATTCACAGCTGGGGATTAGCTATCGATTTAGATCCCTCTAGAAACCTTCTAAAAGAAACATCAAAGACAGCAAGGTTTGCAAGGCCTGAATACAAGGCCATGATCGATATATTTTACAAGCATGGTTTTGAAAGTTTGGGCAGAGAAAAAAATTACGACTGGATGCACTTCCAAATTAAAGGATAATATGACAATGAGAGTCCCTTCACCGGAAAGAATACAAAAATACCCTTGGGGGGCAGTAACATTTGTTTTGTTCTCTGTTTGCATTGCATTGGTCTTTGCATTAATCAATAGGCCAAAGTGCGATTCTGATGACTGGAAGAAAGCCTACCAGGAAGAGAGGGAAAAGAACGATAAACTAACTACATCATTACTAGTAACAAATAAAGTTATTGAGCGAATAAAATCTACTAAGGATAGTACATCTAACACTTTGAAAAATGAAAACGTTAATTAAACCATTTTTGGTAATCCTATTTCTGGCTATGGCCGGTGGTGGGATTTATCTTTACATTCTCTTGCAAAAGGCAAAAGAAAAGAAGGCCGTAAGCCCCATTGAACAGGCGGCTAAAGAGCAGGTTCAAACTAAAGCAGAAATCATCGCTAAGGAAGTAGATCAAAATGGGGTAGAGCATACTGTTGCTAAAATGGCAAAAGAGTTTGACAACGCTTCTTTAGCAAAGGCAAGAGCAGATTTATTGGATACTACAGACGCGTTGAACATCGAGCGTGATAAAGTTAAACAAGTCATTGCAATCAACACAAGCTTAGTAATTAAGAACCAATCCCTGCAGCGCAAAATAACGGATGTGGCTACCTTGTATACTCATAATGATGATCACTTTAGGTTGGCTATTAATATCCCTCTGGACAGCTCTAAAACTGCAACGTTTGATGCAGGGTATGATGCCGAGTTAATCACTACGCAATACAATAAAAACAAATGGCTATTCTGGAATGATGATCTTATTGATATCTATTCAAATGATCCCAGATTTACAATAAAAGGAGCAAGAACTTTGACCATAAAACCAAAGCCTGCTTTAATGGGTTTTTCTGTTGATGGTATTGCAAATAATAATCAAATAACCGGATTAAGCGCCGGAGCAGGAGCTAGGATAAGGATTGGTCGTTTTACTTTTAATGGAAGTTATCAATATTACCATGACTTTGATAGATTCGCCTTTGATTACGGAATGAAGTATCGACTAATTGGAACGGATTAACAATAGCTAGCTTTATAGCTCCCTATAAAATCATCAGAAGTTGATGTTTCAGGCATGAAAGTAAGTTTGTTGATCGAGTCCTCTGTCTCTAGTTTGAATTTTTTGTATTTGGTTACCGACCTGATATAGCTATACACTGCAACTGCTGTCATTGAAAACAGAATTATGTGCTTACTGAACAAGTAATCAGAAAGTATGGAATTAAACTCGTCGTAAATTTCCTTTGAATAATGGTTCTTTTTTAAACTATAATCTAGATGTACTTTAAAATCGTCAATGGATTTATCTCCTATGTGCTTATTCCGAAGATAAATAGCATGAAAAATGTTTATCATCTTGAAATGGCCAGTCATCTTCGATATAGAAGTATCTAAGTAGTGAAAAGTCCAATCATAAGGTTTTATTTTGCCTTCAATTGCATAATCACGCAGTTTATCCCGTAACCTGTATAGCATTAGCTCATACTTTCTGTATGAATATATTCTATACTGTTTAAATAAGTAGAAAATTAAAATTGCAATAATTAATACTATAGGTATCATAACGTTAAGTTAAGTCTGTTTCTTTACTGCTTTTAAGCCTTTTCCCTATCATCAATTCTTGGTACAATCTTTTATACTCTGCCAACCTTTTTATTTCGTCTCTATCTAATCTACGAATTTTAAAAAAGAAATATGCTTCAAAGATATAAATAATTAACGCACAGATTATTAATATAATGTGAAACGCTTCAGACGGGGAATTGTTTTTAAACAAAAGCCATTTATCTATTATCTCCTCTTTTTGTCTTTGTGTTGCAAAACTATAAATAAATGCTACAATAGATGTTACTATAAAACCAGATAGTCCGATACGGTAAATGATATCTGAGCACAACAATATGAATTGCCCATACCATGGCGCATTTGTTGGCTTCTTTTGAGTTGTTGAGCGAGATTTAGTCAATTTGGTTAGAAAAGTTTCTCTAAAGTATGAATAAAAATCAAATTACAAATAAAAATGTGGTTGCTAAAAATATTAGTAATTTTACAGCCCAATTTTTTGACAATGAAATCAATCATATTTAAAGCGGCCTATGGCGATGAGGAAAGAGATATTGTTATAAGCCAGGTCAGTGGCAGTTTGAACGGTATTCATATTTACTTTGCACTTTCTCCTAACCGTTATTGGGTCTTGGGCAGTATTAACTATGCATTGGGTAAATGGAGGGTAAATTGGCTTGTGCCGACGGAAAAGACTGTTCATCAGGAACGGTATGTTATGGATGATAGCGACGCATTGCTGGATAGATTACAAGATGCTGGCTGGTTTGAAAACAATCACGATATTTAGTATGTTTAATCTCTAAAACCTACACCATGTGTTATCACGTTTCATTTAAGGCAAAGGCTCATGATCTGATTAAAGCATTTGACGCACCGTTTCCAGAGGCAGCGAATATCCAGGAGTATTATCATGCAAATGGGTTTGCTCATCCTAATTTACCAGTATTATCCGTTGATAATGGGCGATCTATAAATTTGTATAATTGGGGTCTTATACCTTTTTGGGTTAAGGATTGGGCTAGCGCACAGAAGTTGAGAAACCAAACGTTAAATGCTAAAAGCGAAGAGGTATTTGAAAAACCTTCATTTAGAGATGCAATTAAGTCAAGAAGATGTGTTATCCCGGTAAGTGGGTTTTATGAATGGAAACATGTTGGCAAGGATAAGATACCATATTTCATTCACCCTAAAGAAGAACCTTTTTTTTATCTGCAAGGGGTTTACTCATTTTGGACTGATCCTGGGACGAGGGATACTATGGCGACTTTTTCAATTCTCACTGGGGCAGCAAACACTTTAATGGCTGATATTCACAATAGCGCTAAAAGAATGCCTTTAATGATAGATAAGAGAAATATTAACACGTGGATTGGTGATTTACCAAAGGATGGAATAATTGAATTGATGCAACCTTGTGATGATAGAAATATGGCGGCATATACAGTAAGTAAGGATTTAAGCAACCCAAAAGTTAATAGTGATGTCCCAACAATTATGCAGGAGGTAGATTATGGATCCATTTGAGATAAACTTAGTTGGAGAGGTGTTGACAGTAATGCCTCAACCTGATGGATCGTTTACTGTCTTTAACGGTGATGACCTATTGGGTACCATTGCGCCTTCATTGCAAGAGTCAGATCCATTGCGGTGGCGTACCTTAGATTTAATGGCAGTAGATTATGCACAACAGGTTGGTGAATTGATAGAAGAACATGAAAAGTAGCCTACCCTTCTAGTATCTCCAACAATCTGTCCAACCTCCATCTTACCGGCTCCTTTACCCGTTCATGCGTGCCCGTTCTAAGGATAGTTATTTGCTTTTCAAGGAATAATGCGACATCCGGAATGGTTGATCCTGGAACCAATTCAATCGGCCCTTGTGGTAATTCTATTCCATGAAAGGCTGCTTCGTAATCTTCTGCTGTCATGGCGCGAATCTAATATTATAAAAGGACTTTATCTGCAGCTTCGTCAAGATCGTCTGTCGCTCTAAGGTCATTTATATACCCTTCCGTCATTGCTCTTGATGAGTGTCCAAAAAGTCCTTGTAGTTGTTTTAAATTGCCGCCAAGTTGCTTATCTGCAATAGACCCGAATGAATGTCTTGCAATATGTGTACTTACGTTTTTTACAATTCCAACCGATTTGGCAATTTCCTTTAGGTGCCAGTTTATTACACCAGTTCTGTTCTTGATTTCGTCCTTCAATTCACTTGATTTTAGGTTGGCATTTCGAATGAACGGAAATATATACCCATTTGTCTTACCCGTTAGGTATTCCTTTAAAATATTCATGCACGGCTGTACTATTTTCATATCATAGTTGACCTCTGTTTTGTTGGCACTGTATTGCAATCTGTCCCCTACGATTTCTGAGACTTCCAACCGTAATGCGTCGCCAATTCTCATCCCTCTAAAATAGAACTGGACAAGAAAAATATTTCTAGCATGGTACCGAATTGTATCCGGAGTCAGTTCAAGATCGGCAATTGCATTTATTTCTTCTATTGTTAGCTTTTGCTTTATAGTTTTCGTTTTAGATAGCTTATGCTTTTTCAATGATTTATTTTCAATATCAGCGAATGAATAAACTCGTTTGATAAATTTAATTGCGTAGTTAATCGTATTTTTAGAATTACCTATCCCGCCTTTATTGTCCTTTTCTTTTGTTTGGCAATGAGTAATAAAGCCAGCTATCCAGTGATCATTTAGTTCTTCAAGGTTGAAATCACGTTTTGTATACCGTTTGATCTTCTCAAACTTGGCTTTGGCAGTACCATAAGTCCAGGAGTGTGGATCCACGGTTGATAGATAGTTTTCGGCGGCCCTATAGAAAGTTAAGTTATCATTGCCAGCAATTATATTCTCCGCAAACACATCCTCCGCATTCCAGTCGTTTCCAGATCGATTTAAGTTATTGAAAATGGCCTTATATTTTGCAAATTCATCCTCGATATGAATGTTGGCAGTTACATGGTCCCTCCGTCCTTTGGATTTTATCTTTTTATTAAAATCATCCCATTCGGTCGGAAATGCTGCTCCAACCTTTTTACGTTTAGGAATTCCACCTTTAAATACTTTAATATAAATAGGGTGGCGATCTTCTTCCTTTTTAAGTTTTTTGGAGGTGAATAATTCAATCTCAATAGTTGCCAT